TAAACCAGGTAATACCTATTCACAACTTTCTTATCAATATCAAGATGAAGGTCAAAAATATGATTATGAGATATGCACTTCAGAAGGAATAACTGGAAATATCCCAATAGGTTCTAATGAACTTATATACAAATCACACTGGGGTCATTACGACTCATATACTAGTTTAGATAAAGTAAGCGATGCAACTCATATTGGCCACAATTTTGGATATCAAACAAATTATCTTGGAAATACCTTTATGGGTATTACAAGAGGATTTTTGTATGTTGATTGCCCAGAAATGTGGAAAAATCAATTTGATTTGACGCCATTAAATCCCAACTTAAATTATCCAAAACCAGAAAATGTTTCTGACATTAAATTAGCAAAAGTTATAAACATTAGATACGATACCTTTTTAGATAAATGGAATACAAATAAAGGCATTGATGACCAACTTGCTAAAATACGTCAATTAGAAAATCAAAACTTTGTTTCGTATGTATTGTGTTGCCTCAAAGAACAGAAAGAAGAAACTTTCTTTGCAGCTCTATTGGGAAGAGATCAATCTGGATGGGATCCATATTATAATCAACGTGGTGTTAATGGTGAGCCTTTGAAGTACCGATATTCTTGGGCCAAGTTGAAATTAATTGATGATACAACTGCTATAAAACTCAACACAAATCAAACTGAGTCTGATTGGAAATATACTGAAGAGTATGAAGTGTGGTCAACTCCTGAAAATAGATTGTGGGTTTTAGATATTGGAGATCCTAGAATAATAGACGGAAAGCCAAACGGAGAATGGTCTGGATGGCCTTTTGGTGATCTAAGAAATAACTTTGCCATTAATATCAGCGAAAGAACAAATTGGTATTCTGCGAGTGGGTTGACTTATAGCAATTTCCCGCTATTCCCATTCCCCGGTCAAGGAACAACCGGGGCAGAAGGTGGTTATTATTCTCCCGGATGGCACGCGCAAAGCGTGCTGGATGAAGGATTTGAAAATATCAAATATCGCCCAATAGGTCATTCTATAGGAGATTTGACTAGTGGTACTATAAACGTACAACCAACTGGAATAACTTTGCCTCCAATCTATTCTCAAGAAGAAGCTGAAGAAAATAATTTACCAGTTTATACTACTGGAGTATGTAACTATAGAGAATTTAAGAAACTGCACATTGTTAAAATGCATAAAACTCCGGTTTTAAAACTACTCTTAGATTCAAATATAACAGATCAAGATTTATTAAATTTTTATAATGGTAAATTTATATATTGGTTCGATGCACAAAATATAATGGATGGCCCATGCGATTAAACCCTTTAAAACAAAGTCAAATTGTAACCGTTGGTGCAAGTGAAGTAAATCATGCTATAACCACTTTATCATCCAAGCATTCATATATGTGTGCAAATGCTCAAATAACCAGAGGGTTTACACACGCACCTTATACCATTGAGGATTGTTTGGGTCGTTTTCCTCAGATAAAAGAAGTAGCAAAGTCTCTTGGAGTTTCAGGTGGTGCATCTTTTTGGATTGCTCCGGATGCGATTTTTGGATCAACTGGAAACACAGCATTTGCTTTTTATGATCTTCTAATGGGCATAACATCTCAAGAATGTTTAAAAATTGGTTCTACCGCATATGATCTTGGTACAGCATGGATGGGATGTCTTTGGGGATCGCCAATGGCATCGTTTAGTTGCACTTGCCCAGATATTGGTCCACAATTCCTAGACTACTTAAAACTCAGACTTAATGTGGCTACTTTCTGGAATACGCCTGCAATTGTACCACCACAAAGAGCTGAATTTATTGATTGTGTAGAAAATAGTGAAAGAGTTACAATTTTAGTTCCGGGAGATTTTTCTGTAACTCCAGGGGAAGTTGTTGAATTGAAAGTTGATAATATGGCATCATATTCAACAGAAATATATCCATCCATTTTGAGTAAATTTTATTATGTTTTGTCTGTTAAACACACCATTCAAAATTCTGGAGTACATGAAACCCAACTTGTTCTTTCGGATTTGCGTCCAATTGAATATAAGAAACCAAATCCACCTTCGCCATAATATGTTCTATATCTCCTAAATATTAGGAATGTATAACAAAGATTTTAATATTCTAGGACTGAAAATAGATTCTTTGAACAACAAAAAGGATATTTCCTTTGTTACAGATATTAATTCTTATGTTCAAAAAATTGAAAATATCTGCCGAACTCAAAAGAACGAAATACCCTCCCAAATAAATTTGGGAGTAAACTATTATGATTTTATCTTCAACCCAATAAGTGGAAGAGGAGTCTTAGAGCAAAGCCTAGAAGCAGCATTAAATTTGGGAATTAAATCATTGAAAAAAACAAAGGTAAAGGTTGTGAGTTATACAGATACAAACATTTATCTAGATGTTACTTTTAGCGTAAGATACAACAATACGGAAAACTCCACAACTTGTAGAATAGAGGTAGAACTAGTATGACTTTGGACTTTAAAAAATTAAACGTGTCTTCTTTAAATTATGCAGATATCATGTCATCTCTTAAGTCATTTTTAAAATCGGAACCAAAGTTAAGTTCTTTGGACTTTGATAATGAAGGCAGTGCTATAAATTTAATGTGTAATATTTTAGCAACAGGTGCTGCATATAATGGTGTTTATGCTCAATTTGGATATCATGAATCATTTTTGAGTACAGCAAATTTATTACAATCTATAGTAGGGATAGCGTCAAATAATGCTGTTCTTTTAGAAGTGACAAAATCTGCAAACGTTACAAGAAGTGTAACTATTTCAGGTAATACTTTAAGTGCATATACACCATTTAATGCAGTGGGAATAGATGGAAGTAATTTATTTTTCTTTAATACCGAAGGCATAACTGCCAACACAACAACAACCTTAAAATTGTACTCTGGATCACAGGTAGCCCAATATACCAATTGGGATTTCAATAGTCAATCCATGGTAATTCCTTTGACTGTTGATCCAGAAACGGTTCAGTTGTTCTCAGTAGATATTAGCGGTACAGAAACTAAATGGACAAGAGTTGATAAAACAAGTTTTATAAATGGCTTAGGAAATTATTTTAGCGTGTTGAACACGGTAAATGGATATTTGGTAACAGCCAATTTACCAGAGTCGCTACCCATTTCTTCTAGCGATACTTTATACGTAAGAGCAATTGTCAGTAATGGTTCTCTAGGAAACAGTGCACAGATTACGGCACCATCCAATGTAACATTCTTAACAAGTTCTCTGCCATCTGGTGGATATGATAATCTAAGTGTTGACACTGCAAAAGCCAAAGTTCAGTTTTTAATTGCATCTGAAAATCGTTGCGTAACATTAGAAGATTATGAAAATGCTATTTTACAATCTGGTATCAGTGGAACTGACGATGCAACAAAAATTACTGTGGCAAATGGATCAATTCCTTGTCAAGTTAAAGTGTATGTAGATGGATTGGGAATTGCGGGTCAAAATGACTTGATGACTTACTTGGGAACTAAAGCAGTAGCAGGCGTAAATGTAATTTATTCACTATGATTTTACTATTCAATAAAATTCCAGTAACTTTAAAAAGAAAAATACAAATAATGGTTTCTTTAGCCCAACAGGCTTTGGGATCTGAGTTTTTTAACGTCTCTGGATCTCGGTGGTTGGGTGATAAATTAACTGTTAAATCTCTTTTTCCAAAATGGATTATAAAAAAATCAGAAGACGACCCTTCAAATGTATTGATTGTTGAAATCATAAAAAGTTATCAGCGTTGGTTATTTGATGTTAACCGAGGTTATGGTGCTGCAGTTCCGTGGGAAACAATAAGAGATCCACAACAAATCCCTGATAAACTTTTGTTAGGGATAGCGGATTTATATTTCCCCTCTGAAGACTTCTCTAGTGCCCCGCTAGTTAATGTTCTTCCTAATATAAGAAAATTTGCGATAAACTCTCACAAAAATTATTTTCATAAAAAGGGAAGTTTAGAATCTATAAAATATTTGTTAATAACTCTCTTAGACATGCCCTATGACAACTGTGAGGTTGTAACTGGAAGTCCGGGATTTATAATTGTTAGAGCAAATGTTCCTGATGAATACAAAGACTTTTTAAACAGATCTGTATATCCAGCAGGAATGATCGTGTTATATGAAAGTCCGTAAAAATGTTCAGTCAAATAATGTCGTTTGCAATGGCAATAGCCTCTAGAGGCTTTTCCAACAGTAAAACAGATTTAAACACAAAAAAATTAAGATATGTTTCTTGTTTTGGTATTGATGAAATACCAGCATGCGAACTACTCAAAAAAAGTGAAAAATCTGATTTTTACTATTGTGGTGGTTGTAATTGTGGTGATCATTCCCATACTTGGTTGGTTAAAAACGATGGTGAATATTCAAAATTAGATTATCCATTTTTAAATTGTCCATTAAAAATGCCGGGTTTTAATAACTATGATATGAATGGGCCCGGTGAAAGTTTAAAAAGAAAACAACAAATAGAACAAATGGATTCAAACAAACTAAAGTTAATTCAATTAACAGTTTCAGTGGATCCAGAAAAACAAAAACTTTTTGAAAAAGTTTCTAATGTGCTAGGAAATTCATAAATAATTTTATGCAACCAACCACAAAGCAACAATTTATTGATTATTGCTTCAGATCCCTCGGGGCACCTGTTATTCAAGTTAACATTGATACGGAGCAGGCAGAAGACAGATTAAATGAAGCTCTTGAATATATGTTTGAACGCCACTTCGATTTTAATGAAAGGGCTTGGTTTTTATATCAACTAAAAGACACAGATATCACCAAGGGATATCTTGATACGAGTTTATTTGGTGATGCTGTTGGTGCAAAGGGATTTACTTTTGCTGATGGGTCTACCGGGATGTGGCCAATAGCATCTGATATTAGAACAGTAAGTAAAGTTTATAGACCGTCAGATATATCTGGTGACTACATGTTTGATTTACGGTATCAACTAACACTATTCGATTTCTTTGGTTTATATTTCAATCAAGGTGGTCTATTTACGGGTCCCATGGCAAGTTACATGGAATCAATGAGTTACTTAAAACTTGTAAATGATGTTTTCAATTATCCATGCTCATTTACCTTTACAAGAACAACACAAAGACTATTTTTAGAACTTGAAAGTGCAAAAATGATTCCGGGTCATTATTTGCTAGTTGAAGCATACGTTCAAATTGATCCAAACCAATATGCAAGAGTTTGGAATGACAGAGTATTTAAGAAATATTATACTGCATTATTAAAGAAACAGTGGGCTCAAAATTTAATGAAGTTTGCTGGTGTTCCATTACCCGGTGGCGCTCAATTAAATGCTGCAGCGATAATGGCAGACGCGGTAAATGAATTGAACCAGATAGAACAAAGCCTTACAAAGACTCAAGAGCTTCCACCCGATCCATTAATAGGTTAACATGTTCGACTATTTTTATAATAAAAGTTTAAGAAAATTGGTTGTTGGATTTGGATCATTGTTTAATAGCATTTATGTTGACCATGCGAATCCAGACAACCCAAGTTCTCCCATTAAAATTCGCGTTCCTATAACTTATGCTCCACAAGAAAAATTTATTAGAAGGTTGTTAGAACCATCTTCTATCACAGATGGAACCAGGATAGAAACACAGTTACCAAAATTAAGTTATATAATGTCAACTGTTCGTGCTGATCAATCAAGAAGAAGAAATAAGTTAACACCAATAACCACTGCCACACAAGTTGGTGGTGAATGTCCCGCTACGGGGGATCAAATTTTAGAACAAGTACCTGTAAATGTTTCTTTCAATTTATTTGTCTACACTCGACACATTGACGATACTTTACAGATTGCCGAACAAATTATTCCTTATTTTAATCCCGATCATATTATCCAAATGGAATTGAATGATGTTCAAGAAAATGTACAAATTCCAATTGTTATGTTAGATAACAACATAAGTGAAAAGTATGATGGTGATTTTATGAACAGAAGAATTAATATATCTTCTTTTTCTTTTATGGCCAAGTCATACATATATGGACCAATAAGATCCTATACAAGAATTACAGATGTTGGAAATATTATTATTGATGGTTTATGATGAATATTAATAAAAATTTAGCCTCCTTTTTTAACGTACCGAACACAAATCTACCAACAAAACCAAATGATGGTGGTACATTTGATTCCCAAAACTTTCAAAAAGATTATGAATTAGTTCAAAATAATCTTAAAGGTCTTTTGGGTTCTGGTAATATTGCCTTAGAAAGTGCATTGCGGGTTGCAACAGAATCCGACAGCCCAAGAGCGTTTGAGGTTGTTGCTATTTTACTAAAAACAATAGCCGACTTAAATAATAATGTTCTTGATGTTCATAAAAAAGCAAAAGATACAACCACTTCAAAAGTAGAAGTTAAACAAACAAACAACTCAGTATTTGTTGGTTCCACTAAGGATCTTCAAAATTTATTGAATAAAGAGAGAAGTACGGATAAAGATGTGATTGAAGCCGAGGTTTTGGATGGCAAACAACAATAATCAAGGTTATAGAAATAATCCACATTTAAAACTTCCCGGTGTAGAATTACAGTACACCAAAGAAGAATTAGAAGAATACCTAAAGTGTGCAAATGATCCTGTTTACTTTTGTGAGAAATACATAAAAGTAAAAACACTAGACAAAGGTATAGTTCCATTTAAACTTTATAATTATCAGAAAAAATTTATAAGAGAAATACACAAAAATAGATTTGTAATTTCTAAGTGGCCTAGACAGTGTGGTAAATCAACTTGTGTTACAAGTTACATTTGTCATTATGTTACTTTTAACCAAAGCGTCAATGTTGCAATTTTAGCAAACAGATTAAAGACGGCCAAAGAAGAACTTTTTTCTAAATTACAACTAGCCTATGAGAACCTGCCTCACTTTCTGCAGCAGGGGGTCGTAGAATGGAATAAGACGAGCTTTAAGCTCGAAAACGGGTCTAGGGTCATGTGTGACGCCACCTCCTCTACGGCCATTCGTGGTGGCTCCTACAACCTCCTACTACTTGACGAATATGCGTTCTTGCCTAGTCACGTTGCAGAAGAATTTTATACATCTACCTATCCCACAATTTCTGCAGGTACAACTACAAAACTTATTATTGTATCGACTCCAAATGGAATGAATCATTTCCATAAACTTTGGGTAGATGCAAACCGATCCAATGATCACAAATTAAAAAATAAATTTGTGCCGGTTGAGGTAAGTTGGAGAGAAACCCCGATAAGCCCCGGCAAACCGGATTTGCGTGACGATACATGGGCAGCAGAACAAATTGCCAATACGAGTGCAGATCAATTTGAACAAGAATATGGTTGCAACTTTTTAGGTTCATCTGATACTCTCATTTCATCTAGTAAATTAAATGTATTGGCTGCTGAAGAATTTTTATCTGAGGATTCTGACGGTCTTAGAATTTATGAAAAACCAAATAAAGATAAAATTTACTTTTTAATGGCAGATGTTGCTAGGGGACAAGGATCAGATTATTCTGCTTTTACCGTTGTAAGTGGAAATGAAACCCCTTATAAGGTCGTAGCATCATATAGAAATAACACAATAAGTCCATTTGCCTTTCCAAATGTTATTAAAAAAGTTGGTGAGATGTATAATAATGCATATGTTCTTGTCGAGACTAACGATATTGGAAGCCAAATTTCTGCAATTCTTTATAATGATTTGGATTATGAAAATTTATTGATGACCAAAATTATGGGAAGAAAAGGACAAATACTTTCACAGGGATTTGCCAATGGTAAGAGTGAAATGGGATTACGAACAACAGCACAAACTAAAAAATTAGGTTGTGCTATATTTAAAACTTTAGTTGAACAAGACAAAATTTTGGTAAATGACGAAAGAATCATACAAGAAATGATGACTTTCGTTTCAAGATCAAATACATTTAAAGCAGATGATGGGCACCACGATGATATGA